TGTATTATCGTGAGCAAAATAGTCAAAGACATCATCATCAAAGCGAAAGGAGAAGGAAATGATAATTAAAATAACTGAATTAACAGAGATTTTCTGTATGTTGATGTATGCGCTTTTCTTGGTACTATCTGGAATGTTTTTAGCAGGTGTATTTGCAACCTTTTTGTTTGAAGTGCTTCCAGATAAATTACAAGAATGGTATGAACAAGAATTACCTAAGAAATTTTTCACAAGGTTATGGAATACTTGTAAAGAGTTTCTAGAAAGGAGTTACCGATGACTAACCTATCAAAAGAGCGAAAGCGAGCTGAGGGTAAAAGCGTAAGCGCACCCGTTAAAAGCGAGCTTTCAAGACAACTATGCGAGATTTGCGGGATTGAACCGGAAATAATTGAAGATTACGACTCAAACGAGTATGAGATATATCCAGACTTTGAGCAGGCGGAAAATTTTGTGAAACTCTTAGAAATTGTATCTAAAAAATCGGGGGTTTCTTTCTGCCACAATGGCACTTATTTTGGCTGTAGTATTCATTATTTTATTGCTGACATTTTTGAGGCTGATATAGGAACTATTCCGCATAATTTCTTAAATACACTTTTAAAACAACATTTAAGAAATCCTTGTAAACCGAAATTGTTAGAACAACTCAAGCAAGCCATCAGAGCGGAGGAGTGGAAGTATGAAAAGTGAACTAATAGCATCAATAATTGTCATTTTAATTCTGTTTTTGTTAACAGTACCTAGAATTATCGCATTAAAGGATTATCCACAATGTATATGGACTAATAACCCTGTAATGTGTAAAGAATTAATAAAATTAAAGAGATAAGAGTATGAATAAAATTTTAAAAAACATAAAAGTCCCTACAGGCAATATATGTATTATGCAAGCAGAAAAGGGTAAACTTGAATTTGTATCATTGCAAGATTATGGCAAAGCAAAAAATATTAAAGCTGACTTTTTAGGTTATACAAAAGAAATAAACCAAGTACCACACGGTGACTTATTGCCGTTAGAAGAAAAATGGGTTGTTACTGTTTCAACTCAATACGGATGCTCAATGAACTGTAAATTTTGTGATGTTCCTAAAGTGGGTAAGGGCTTGAATGCAACTTACGATGATTTAAAAAATCAGATAATATCTGCATTATCTTTACATCCAGAAGTAAAAACTACTAAAAGGCTGAATATTCACTATGCCAGAATGGGTGAACCTACATGGAATGATAATGTTTTAATTTTTACAAAAGACGTAAGAAAGATAATATGCCCTTATATTGGTAGAAGCCTTGTGCATCCAGTTATATCTACAATGTTACCGAAAAATAATAAATTCCTTAATGAATATTTAAATAGCTGGGTAGATATAAAAAATGATTTATTTAAAGGTGACGCAGGACTACAATTTAGTATTAATACCACAAATGACAAGCTAAGAGAAGAATTATTTTCCGGTAACTCTTTGGATTTAGAAGAAATATCAAAAATTGGGAAAATGCTTGATCTGCCGAAGGGTAGAAAGTATACTTTAAATTTTGCAATAGGTGATGAATTTGAAGTGAATGCTGAAAAGTTACGTGATTTATTTAACCCTGAAAAATTTATGGTAAAAATAACTCCGATACATTTAACCAATGCCTGCAAGGAAAATAATATTGTAACAAGTAACGGTTATTTTGATTACTCTCCATATAGAGAAATAGAAAACAACCTCAAAAATGTAGGCTTTGATGTTTTAGTTTTTATACCAAGCATTGAAGAAGATACAAGCCGAATAACCTGCGGAAATGCAATATTAAGTAATAAGGGGTTAGAGAATGAACACACCTAAATACCTATACCACGGCAAGCTCTGCCCAGTATGCCAGATAGATTTTGAGCAAAATATTATCTTAATCAAAACAGATGAACTGAAAAAAGAGTGGATTAAATATGAGAAAGAAAGGATTGTAGAGGAATGCTAACTTTTAACGTTAAAAAGGAATGGTTTGAAAAAATCAAGTCCGGCGAGAAAACTCACGAATACAGGGAATATAAACCATATTGGAGAAATCGGCTTGAAACATGTATTGGTTAAGATTTTTCAGCAACAAGATTAAGATTCGGCAATCCCGTTGTTACTGAATACCCGCATTATATAACCTTTGTATGCGGATATGCTCCAAAAGGGGATAGAAATAAAAGATTAAAAGCAAGACTAATTTCTATAAGGTTAATTGAGGGCAGCGAAACCGATTTACATATAAATAAACCAGTTTATGACATTAAATTTGAATTAATTTAACTCCCTCGTTCCGGGGGAGTTTTTATGAGGAGATGAAATGACACAACACGTACAGGAAAGGGCGCTGGAGAGGTATAATATAAACCTCTCAAAACGGGATGAATACGCTATTATAGAACAGATTAGAAATAATGCACACACACCTTTGAACCTTTCGACAACCGGAAATAACCGTAAATTTGCTTATGTGGTTTACAAAAACATACCGCTCAAGGTTTTGTACGAACGAGCAAATAAAGGCGGTGTAAAGCAGATAATAACGGTCTATCCTTTTGATGCTGAAGAGTATAACAAAGTTATGCAGCTTCAATTTGATTCAAAAATAGATTTGGCAATTCAATTCTTAAAGAAAAATAAGTACATAGTTTATAAAAGGAAGGGAAAAAACTCCTCTAAATAATGTAGTCAAAAAGGCGGGTGAAAATTCAGGCGGGTGAAATATGCCGCACGAACACCTTAGAAAAGCCTTCTTACATAATTTACATTATGGGTATCATGCGGAACGTTATAAAAGTTTACAAAACACCGACAGCGATGATATGTTTGCTGATATTATTCAGGATTAACAATTTCCTGAGTAGTATCAGCTTTTTTTTGTGCTGATGCGATATTGAATGTAAAATAACTTACCAGAGCAAGTAAAAGTATTACAATTACAATTAATAACGCATACAATGTCTTTCTGTTACCGGTCTTTAACTGTTCATTTTCAGTTTTTAACTCTTTAATTTCCTGTAAATACAGTCCTTCTCGGCTTGCTTTATCCTCAAGAAACAACATTTGCGCCTTAGTGTTCACTAACTCCTCATTGACTCTCTTTAACTCGTTATTATACTCTTTATTGATTTGTATAATCCTGTCGAGCACCTCTGAGGCAGAAATATCATTTTTACTGTTTTGTGAATGTATATTGTCATTCAGTGATTCTACACAATCCGTTAATATATCTTCATAATTACCGTTATTTACCGGTGACTTACCATAAATGTTTTTAAAGTTTTCTATCTCGGCGTCATTTGTTACTACAAGCGTAATTAACCGGTTGTTCACTTTTTCATTAACCGTCTTTATCTCTTCACGATCTACCATCTTGTAAACCGTTTTTGCGGTTACGCCGATAAGCGCTGCAAACTCAGCAATTTTGAGTTTCTTCTCCATATCTTTACCCCTTATATACCTGATTCATTAACCGTTAATATACTGCATAACCGGTTTTTTACCATGCTTGACTTTATTTTAGTTCATGGCATATCATGAGTAAAGTAACAAACAGATTTTTGTTACAAAAATAAATAAACAAAATAAAAAAGCCTTGGAAGAATCTACCAAAGCCTTATGATAATCTAACACTTTCATTAAAGCATAGATTCTTCCACAGGTCAAGCAACGGCTATGGGAATTTTAAGGAGGAGGAATTTATGAAGAGAACGAGCATGGCTCAAAAGCATGCCCCGCATGGATTTACGCAGTTTGAGCTTACAAACTATTTACTTAACAATTTGTCACAATTTAACATTACCCCCACGGCTAAACTTGTTTTACTGGAACTGTCAGCACATTACAATCCTAATAATCCGGATATGTTTCCGAAACAAAAGACCCTTGCAAACAAAATAGGCGTTTCGGAGCGTTCTGTAGTCAGAGCCGTTCAGGAGCTTTTTAAGGCGGGTTTAATCATAATTGAATGCAAATATACCAACCGGTACAAATTCACGTCAAGAATCGTTGAACAGCAGCCTCTCTATCAGAAAAATTTTTGTGCTGACAATCTGTCACAAGATTTAAGCAAAAATGTCACAAAACAATCTGACAATTTGACACAACATGAACAAACAAAAGAACCTATTAAAAAACCTCTTTCAATAGGGGATTATTCAAAACTCAAACAGTATGCCGCACAAAGAGGGGCAAAAAATCTTCAGGCTTATGTTAATGCGCTTATTAAAAACGGAAGCGCACAAACCGTTTTGAGAGAAATTAATGCGGGAGAGCAAAAAAGTAAAGAATCCGAAAAAGAGACCCAGAATTTTATAAATCAATCTATAGAAGACGCAAAAACAGCAGTCCCGCCCTCAAAACTCTGGTTTGAGCTTAAACAAAAAACTATGCGCAAGATTGAAGAACAAAGGAAAAACACACACCTCTAATTGTTACGGATGATGTAATACCGCAAAGAAATTGTTTAACCTTAAAAGTGTGTTACTGATTTTTTAAGGTTAAGTTTGAATCAAATTTCTTTAGTGGATATCAATCAATTTTATATTGTCCCGGTAAAAAAGCGGGGGAATTATAAAAAACACCCGAAACCGGAGGAGGAGATAAGTCCGTGGACTTTGATGAAAGACTTGTACGTAAAATTAGCGGGTTATTTTTCGCTGCCTGTTTTTTGTCAGGAGGATATCGTTTTCACCCAGGGCATTTTCCGTATCAGCTGCTATGTTTATACGGATGAAACCTACGAATATCAGGGCGAAACCTTCAAGGGTGAAAATTTCAAAGTTTTTGAAGCTGAAATTATCGGCACAGAGAATATGTATTTAGAAGACCGTCTGAAAATCCATCAGGCGGTTTTAAGCTATTTGGACGCAGGGGCTACGATAGAAGAGGCGGAAATATACGTAAAAACTAAGTTTAAGCATATTTTTGGGTAAGTTATGAGTTTAAATGAAAAACAGAAACAATTTTGCGAAGAATTTATTATTGATTTTAACGCTACGCAAGCCGCTATTAGGGCAGGCTATAGCAAAAATACGGCGCGCAATATTGCATGTGAAAACTTAGCAAAACTTAACATTCAGGAATACATTAAGCAGCTCATTGAAAAACGTAATGAGCGAACTAAAATCACGCAGGATGAAGTTGTTGCCAATATTGTTGAAGTTATGCAAAGGTGCATGCAGGCTAAGCCTGTAACATTTATGGGACGACAGGTTAAGGATGAAGAGGGGAATAACCTCTGGAAATTTGACTCACAGGGTGCAAACAAAGCCCTTGATATGCTTATGAAGCATACCGGCGGGTACAACGCAGATAACCAACAGAAACAAGCACTAATGACCTCAGTACAAAAGATTTTTGTTACCCCCGATGAAGTTGAAGAAGTAGATAAACATATAAAAGAAACTATAAACAATGATAAACAGTGAGTTTCTGGGGCAAAGATTACTAAAGCAGGGCTTTGAAACCTGGATGCGCTATATGTTCCGGGTTATTGAAGGACGCCCGTTTGTTGTTGAGCCTATACACGCAGACCTATTCCAGACAATGGAAAAACTGTATGCAGGTAAAGAGTTGCGCCAAAATATCAATGTCCCGCCCAGAAGTGCTAAAACTACGCTTGCAAAATACTTTATAGCCTATTGCTGGACAATCAGTCCTAAGATGAATTTTATTTACACCTCTTATTCGGAGAGCCTTCTGGCTAATATCTCAAAAGAGCTTATGACAATACTTGAGCACCCCGCATACAAGGCTATGTACCCACAGTCGAGAGCCATTGAAGGCGAAGAAGATATTACCCCGAAGGATGATTTCTGGTATGAGTACCTCAAACAGTTTTATACCGGCAAAAACGTTTATTCTGCTAAAAAAATAACCACTTATCAGGGGGGCGTGTGCCTGTTTGCGCCTATCGGCGGACAAATCACGGGGTATGGCTGTGGCGTACGTTCCGCTAGAAAATTCTCCGGAGCTCTGTTTATTGATGACGGCAATAAACCAGCCGATATACGCTCTCAAACAATGAGAGACAGAGTATTAAGGTATTATGAGGAGACTCTTTTATCCAGACTTAATAACCCCTATGTGCCAATAGTTAACATTCAGCAAAGGCTGCATGTGGAGGATTTATCCGGAAGTCTTGCGGCTAAATACAATTTTCAAACCCTCAAAAAACCTCTTCTTGATGAAAACGGCGTATGTCAAATACCTTCACAGTACACTCCGGAGCGTATTGCAGAGCTTCAAAAAAATAATTATATGTTTTTATCCCAGTACCAGCAAGAGCCGATTATTCTCGGTGGACAGGTTATCAAGAGGGCTTATTTCCGCTATTATCCTGTCGCTCAAAAATTCAATTACAAGCGCATTCTTATCGCTGCAGATACGGCAATGAAAACTAAAGAACATAACGATTACAGCGTATTTCTGGCGGGCGGTGTGACCGATAATAATATACTCCATGTCCTGGATATGATACGCGGGAAGTGGGAAGCTCCGGAGCTTGAAAAAATGGCGGTATCTTTTTGGAACCGGTTTAAAACTATTCCTGAAACCGGTCTGGCCTGTAACGGGCTTTATATAGAAGACAAAGCATCAGGTACAGGTTTGATACAAGGTTTAAAGGCTAAATACGGAATCCCTGTTATTGGGGTAAAAGCTTCCACCGATAAGCTTACCAGAGCGGAAAACGTACTTCCTTATATTGAAGCAGGTCAGGTGTGTTTACCGGAAGATGAAAACTACAATTTCAATGTTGATTTACTGGCGGAATGTGAAGCTTTCAGCCGTGATATGTCACATAAACATGATGATATTGTCGATACTTTAGGAATTTTGATTCAGGAAGCTTTAGGAAAAACTGTTGTTTCGCTTCTGGATTTATTTATGCAGTAGTTAGTGATTAGTGAATAGTGATTCGTGAATCGAATTTAATCCTCTATTCACTATTCACTGTTCACTATTCACTAAAATAAAATTTTACCCTGTCTGCTACTATTGAATTATGGCAAAAAATAAAAGGAAAAAACCGCTGATAGCAACTAATACAGCGGATGATGACATTACGCAGATAATTGAGCAGGAAACAAGAAAACTTACTGCCCAAAACTCTTTAGAAGCAGCTTTAAGATGCGGAAACGGGCTTGATAACTGGTCGCAGACTTTGAGTCCGCGCAATGCTTATAATAATCTATCATTGGTTATGATAAGCCAGTGGCAGATACTTTTAAGCTATCTCTACAAAACCTACGGTGTGCTTGCAAAAATGATAGATATCCCGGTGGATGATGCATACAAAGGGGGCGCTTTTACTCTTGAAACCGACAGCGTAGATGAAGCCGAGCTTAAAGAGCTTGAAAAGACTATTGCTAAGAATCAGGATATTAAGCAAATAAAAAATGCGCGTAAGTGGGCGAGATTATACGGCGGTGCGGCTTTAATCGCACTTAGCGGGGATGATTTATCCAAGCCTCTTGATTACAAGTCGCTTTATGGAAAACCATTGGAGTTTATGGCGGTTGACAGATGGCAGCTATCATATTCGGAGCCTAATATTAATATCCCGGGCGGTCAGTGGGAGTATATTAACCAATACGGGCGCAGAAACAGTAAAAAATCTGTCATTGGCTCTAATGCGTTAACAAGAATTCATTCAAGCCGTATATTCCCTATAACGGGCAAAGAAGCACCGTTTATAATTATGCAGCGCGTTAACGGCTGGGGAATCTCTGTATTTGAGCAGGTATTTTCCGATATGTCTCAATATTTCAAAGCCGGAAATGTTTTGTTTGAGCTTTTAGATGAGGCGAAAGTCGATGTTATAAAACTGGCTACTTTACAAACGGCGCTTTCTTCCGGTAATTCTGACCAGGTATTACAAAAAATGCTCGATTTGATAGCAAATAATCTGAACTACAAGTCTAAGCTTTTAATATCAAAAGATGATGATTACGACCAGAAACAGATTAGTTTCAGCGGGCTTGCCGAGATGAATAAAGAGATTCGTATTATGATGGCGGGTTCTGCTAATATGCCGGTTAATAAGCTATGGGGTGAGGGTGTTACAGGTTTTGGAAGCGGTGAGGACAGCTTAGAAAACTATAATTCCCAGATAGAAAACGAAATCAGAAGCGCAGATGATGCGGTGATAGATTGGGTTCTTATGCTTAGGAGCTATCAGCAATTCGGTTTTGAGCTTCCTGATTTAACAAAGACCTGGAAAAACCTGCGTGTCTTATCCGCTATTGATGAGCAGAATATCCACGACCACAAAGTAGCTAATATTCTTCAAATCTACGACAGACAGCTTATGTCACCGCAAGAGGTTATGGAGTATCTCAAAAAACAACAGATTGTTATACAGGATACTAAGGCTCTTCGAGGTGAGCTGGAAGATATGCCTCTGTGGAACCAGCAAAACGAGTTTACCGAGATTAAGGACGTTACAAAAGAATGAGTCCGACCGCTATAAAAGATTTCAAGACTAAAAAGGCTTACACAAAGCTTGTGCAGAAGGCTTTGTTTTCATATCTCTGGGAGGGGATATATAAGCCGATGTTTAAAATGCTTCAAATCAAACCGGAAAAAGCACGTAATAGCCTTGATGCGGTAACACAGGGGCTTAAGGAAGGTACCATATACTATGTTAACGGGGGATTTAAAGCAAAAAAGAAATTTACGGCCGCTCAATCGTTCTTGCTGCAGAAATGGAGCGCAAAGTATGACAGCAGAGAAAAGATGTATAAGATTGACTATAGCTCAATCCCCATGACTGTTCGGGTTGCTTTAGCCGATGCAAGGATTTCCGCACAGAATACCATCTCACAGATTGACGCGTTTTTAAAGGAAGTTGAAGCAAATATCCCTTATATCGTTGAATCAATGGTTTTTGATAATGAGGTCATAACTATTTTAGATGACGCAGGGAATGAGGTTAAAAAGAACGTTAAAAAGCTCAATGTGATAGTGCCGGAGCTTACGGAAGAGCAGAAGCAGGAAATTGCGCAGAGCTACACAAATAATATGCGGTTTTATATCAAGGATTTTGAGGAGAAACGCATACCGGAGATGCGGCGTAAGATTGCACAAATGGTACTTGACGGCTATCGAACCGACCATATCCAAAAAATGCTTGAGCAGGAATACGGGATTATGAGCCGGAAAGCCGAATTTTTAGCCCAGAATGAAACAACGATAATGCTTGCACAATATAAGCGTGTAACGTATCAAGAAATGGGCTTTGATAAATTCATCTGGCGCACGATTGTAGATGGCAGGGAGCGGGATTTACATTATAAACACAACGGCAAGATTTTTAGGTATGATGACCCGCCAATCATTGATGAAAGAACCGGACAGCACGGGCTTCCGGGTACTGTTTGGAATTGCCGGTGTAGCGCTATCCCTTACAGGGATGATAATTTATTAATCCGCAGCACTTATGACAAAGAAGGGCAGCAAAAGGTAGTTGAGGGTGATATAACAACCTAAAAACCGGATTTCACCCCGATTGCTACAATCAATACAGGAGTATCAACCAATGGACAGAGGCAAAATAGACAACTTAATATGCTATCTTTTAGCGATAGCCAATTATGCGAAGGATATACATTACAACTGCGGGGGCGCAAGCTTCTACGGTCAGCACCTTCTGGCAGACAGGTTTGTTGATAACCTTTATGATTACATAGACCAACTCAAAGAGATTTGTCTTTTGGGGCACGGAATAAAACCGGCACACTCAAGCCAATATTTGAGAAGGGGAGCCGATTTAATCCCCGAAACGGTAGATTTCCGCTTAATCAAAGAATTAATGCTCAATGCATTGCAGGATATTGAGAATGTCGAAGGTGTCTCAAAAGGTGATGAAAACCTGCTGGGCGCTATTGCTCAAGACCTGCAGAACAATGTGGGGCTTATCAATATTATGGAAGGAGAAGCTCTAAAAAATGTTTAATTGGGGCGTGAGACAGGATAAAAAAGCGGTTAACGCTATTATACTTGGTGAAGGCAGTGAAAAAGGCAGACCTTTTAAATCCCGATTCTTACAGGCGGGATTAGTTAAGTATGATTTTGGCGTGTGCCTGCTCCAGAAAGAGACTATTGATAAGTTTATTGATACTTTCAAGGGCTGCCCGGTAATCATCAACCATAAAGACAGCATCACAGAATCCGACAAGGTCGGCGTGGTTAATAATATCTGGTTCAGTGATAAAGACGGCTGGTACTGGTGCGACGGGGTTTTGACTGATGATAAGGCGGTTAAGCTGGTGGAGAGCGGTTATAACGTCTCCTGTCAGTATGCCATAATCGACTATTCAATCAATAATGACGGTAAACTCCATAACGGCAACCCTTACGACAAAGAGATTCTAAACGGCTTATTTGAGCATTTGGCGATAGTGGATAACCCCCGCTATGAGGGGGCTTATATTGCCGTGAATGCTTATATTGCTCAAAACGCAATCGCAAGAAATGAAGATTTAACTATAAACAAATATCAACCTGTATTCGATTGGATACGCAACTTTAAAGGAGGAACTATGGACAAGGAAACAAAAGGCTTGTTTGAATCGCTTATTGAAGCTCTAAAAGCACGCAATGAAGCTGATGACGACAAGGAAAAAGAGGACGACAAAAAAGCCGAAAACAAAAAGGCAAAGAATGAAGATGTCGACAAAAGAAAACTTATTGACGAGGTAGCAGGCATTATGAAATCTGCAGGGGCTGACGATGAGCTTATCAGAACAGCTATTGCAAAGATGGAAAAACTTGCTTACGACAAATCCGAAGCCGGAACAGCCGATAACAAGGCTAAGAACGAAGACGAAGAAGAAGGCAAGGACAAAGACGCCGAAAACAAATGCAAGAATAAATGCAAAAACGAAGATGACGGCGAAAAAAAAGAAAAAGAAGAAAAGTACGAAGAGTTGAAAGAAGAAGTTAAAAAAGAAGCCGAAAATAAGAAGGCTAAAAACTCTATGGACGCTCTTAAACGTGTTTTCTTTGAAGGCGAAGCTCCGAGAGGCAAAATCTATATGTCGCAAAAAGAAGGCATAGAACTCGGCAGAAAGCTTTACTAATCAGTAATCAACCAACATAAGGAGTATAAAAATGACAAATGGTATTTCATTAACAAATAGAAGGATGACCGCGGTAAAAGGCCAGCCGGCATACCTGCCAAACCAGCCGATTATCCATAACTGTATCGTAGACCCGACATTGGCGGCAAACACATATTTGAGCCCTGGTGATGTTGTTGCTCTTCAATCTGCTGCAACTTTAAAAGGTGTAACCGTTGTAAAAAAAGCAGCTGTAACAGATACACCGTGCGGGGTTGTTGTATTTAACTCTATTAAATCCGGTTTTGCGGCAAATGATAAGATTTCTATTTTCCCGGTTAATTCTTTTGTTTACCTGCCTGCAGGTGAAGCTAATATTAAACTTGGCGATAAATTACAGTTTAATGCTTCAGGTCAGGTTGTGACAACAGCAACTGCATCTAATGGCTATATCGGTATTGCATGGACAGCACCATCAGCGGTGAATGACTTAATTGTAGTTCAGATTGTGCCGGGTATGGAAGCAGCAGCTTCATCTTAGTAAAAGTAAATATCAACCAACAAAGGAGTATAAAAATGGCAAATAGCATTTTTGATGCGGATAAATACGCAGAACAGACATTTAAAGCGGTTAACGCTTTATTTGACTATCCTACCGCCGGGGTTGTCCAGACGGTAGACACAATAACTGAAATTGTAGATGGTATAGTGGAAGCTAAATACTACACAGTAGACGGCACACTCTCAGACTACATAAATATAGACGCTTCCGGCAGAGGTGCTTATGCCGGTGAAATCTTCCAGTTTACCGGTGCTTATGTAGGCTCGCCGTTTAAACAGTGCATTATTAATCCTGCTTCAACAGGTATACATAACGACGCGACAGCAGATATCGCAGTAGACGGTATCAGAACGCCTAATAACTTCTACAGACAGAAATATTCTATTTCTCAGGAAGGTCTTAAGATGGCAGCGGTTAATCGTGTAACATTTGACCTTGTAGAAGAAAAAGAAAAATCCCGTAAAAAATGCTGGGATTTGGGCTTGCAAGACACATTGTTTGAAGGTCTTGGCGATGGAAAGACATTTGGCTTGCTCAACCAGCCTGGGGTAACTGTCAACACTTCGCTTATCCCTGTTGCAATTCAGAACATGACAACAGCACAGCTTAAGACTTTTGCAGGTTCAGCACTAACAACAGCGTTTGCAAACTCTAATTATACAATCAAACCTAACCGCTGGTTAATGCCTACAGATACATTTATGGCTTTAGGTGTACCATATGGCGATACATTCGGTATGCCTACTGTAATTGAAGTATTAGAGAATGCATTCAAACAGGCAGGTGCACCGTCCGACTTTAGAATTGTTCACTCTATCTACGGCGATGCAGCCGGAACAGACGGAAGAGGCAGACACGTATTCTATAACACCGAAGCTGATAACGTAATTATGCTTACTCCGAAACCATACACACCGCACCCGTTATATGCAGTAGGTGCATTAGATATGATTTCAGACGCAGAAGCACAGTTTACAGGCGTATGGCTTAAACGTACAGGCTCAATGCTGTATGCTGATGAGGAATCATAGGGTAGTGTCTAGTGAATAGTGACTAGTGAATAGATTTTTAAATTCCTAGTCACTATTCACGACTCACTATTCACTAAAGAAAATAAAGAAAGGTTTTTTATGAAATTACATAACAGATGCGGAAACGGTCTTTCCCATATATTACAAGTGAAAGAAGGCGAAAAGGTTAAAAATGTAACCTACTTTATAGCAAACGGCGATTTTGGGGAAGTACCGGAAGAAGTAGCCAAAATCTGGCTTAATATCCCCGGGGTGTCAGAATATGTCGAACCGGAAGATTTGAAAAAAGCGGAAGCGGAAGCAAAGGAAAAACAGGCAGCGCTTGAGAAGGAAAACGAAGAGCTCAAGAAACAAATTCAGGAGCTTAAAGACGCTGCAGCCAAAGCGGAAGCGGAAGCAAAGGAAAAACAGGCAGCGCTTGAGAAGGAAAACGAAGAGCTCAAGAAACAAATTCAGGAGCTTAAAGACGCTGCAGCCAAAGCGGAAGCGGAAGCAAAGGAAAAACAGGCAGCGCTTGAGAAGGAAAACGAAGAGCTCAAGAAACAAATTCAGGAGCTTAAAGACGCTGCAGCCAAAGCGGAAGCGGAAGCAAAGGAAAAACAGGCAGCGCTTGAGAAGGAAAACGAAGAGCTCAAGAAACAAATTCAGAAGCTTAAAGACGCTGCAGCCAAAGCGGAAGCGGAAGCGGAAGCGGAAGCAAAGGAAGCTGATAAAAAGGCAAAGTCCTCTAAGTAATAACATATAACCTTATATATCTATCGGAAAGGAAAGTTACGTTAATGGCAAATATTTATGAAACAGTTACAGTAGAACAGTTTAAGGAATATTTCTTCCGTGACTTTCCTTTTCTTCCTTTATATCAGGAGAGTAAAACGTATTTTGAGGGTGATATTGTGTATGTCGAGCCGGATTTTTATAAGTCACTGATTGACAATAACACTCAGCCGGTGACAGATACGGAAGCGTGGGCGGTTACAAAAGGGGATATTTACAACTATGTAACCGACTCCGATATCGAAAGGGCAATGTCTCAGGCGATTATTAATGCTAATCCGAGGTTTGGCTCTGATGATACCGAGAGGATTAATATTTACCTTCACCTCATAGCGTTTTATCTGGTAATGGATTTAAGGAACGCCTCCGGGGGCGTGAGCGGTATGTTCGGGGGGTATGTATCATCAAAGAGCGTAGGCGATGTATCAGTGAGTTACTCGTTCCCGAGCTGGTTAATGAACAGCCCGTTATACGGTATTTATTCGCAAAACGGTTATGGTATGAAATACTTGTCTCTCATACTTCCTTACCTTGCGGTTACGATTCTGTTCTCACCCGGGAGGTCGACTTATGGCTAATGTTAAGGCGGATTTATCGGGGCTTGAGGGATTGCTCAAAAATTTAAAAGATGAATACAGTGTCAAAATAGGTATTATAGGCAGTGACGCCAAACAGCAGCACGACAACAAAAGCGGTTTGACTAATGCTGATATCGGTACATTTCATGAATTCGGCACAAAGAGAATGCCCCGCCGTTCTTTCTTAGAAGATGCAATTATCCGCAAAGTATTCAATCCTGACCAAATGAAGGATATGAAAAAAATCTTGTGGAAACAGTTCTTTGTAAAAAATGCCGCAAAAAAATTCATGCAGGATATCGGAGCAAAGGCGCTTGATGCAGTCTGGATGGCATTTGATACAAACGGATTCGGGGAATGGGCGCCGCTAACCGTAAGAACGGAGCAGAATTTCAGGAACGCCCGGAAGAAAAATGTTAAGAAACACGGCTACCAGATACTTACAGATACCGGCAGGTTAAGACATTCAATCAGTTTTAAGGTAGAGAAAAAATGAACTTAATCCAGCATAATACAACACTTTCAAATAATACCGGACTCCCGAATATGTCACAGACAATACAATCGTGGTTTCAGAATATAACGTTCAATGTTGTAACAAGGGGGTTAACAAATGACGGTGACGGCGTGGACTGGATTCCTGAAAGTGTCCAGATAATCAAAACACAGGGGGTTGTCCGACCGCCGAGCGATAAGGATTTAAAAATCCTGCCTGAGGGTACGTGGGCGTGGGAATGGCTGCAGATTCACTGCCTTCCGGATGTTAAGCTGGAGACTAACCAGTATGTCGAATACGAAAACAAGCGGTATAAAGTCATGGCTAAGAAGGACTGGAGCAAGTACGGGTATGTCCGGTATACGCTTTTAGAAGCTTTTCAGGCGGAGCAGCTGGAGGGTATGACAGGTGGCTAATTCTTTGGAGATTATAAAAAACATACTTGTTAACGAGATGGAGCTTCCAAAGACCCGTGTCTGGGCGTATAACGCCGATATGGATTTACCGAAGGATAACAAGCTCTTTATAGTTCTGCATTACGGAGAAAGACGCCCGATAAGCAACAATATAAAGTATGTTTCAACGGAGGAAGGGCTTGAAGAACATCAGAGTATGAATGTAGTTGAAGATGTTATTATCTCTCTTCTTTCAAGGAGTACGGAAGCCAGAGAGCGGGCGCACGAGGTACACATGGCGTTTAGGAGCACTTATTCCCAGCAGAAGCAAGCAAAAGAGCACGTGCATATTTCACTTTTAGGCGATGTGTATGACGCATCGTTTCTGGAAGCAAGTTCAAGAATCAACCGTTTTGATTGCCGGGTTAGAATTTTTAACTCGTTTAGTAAAATAAAAACAGTGGATTATTACGATAAATTCCCAGTGACAAGCCGGATTGAGGCGGATTACCACTTCGAGGCTTAGTTAATAATTGAATATCAACCAGCAGAAGTGACTAAGTCACTAAGTGACTGAGTGACTAGGAATTTAAAACCTCTTAGTCACTTAATCACCTAATCACTTAATCACTAGAAAGGAAACAATGACAGCAGGATATCAGATACCGATTACTTATGTAGTCAACGCTACAGCGGTAACGCCTTCTCAAGGTTTAGAGCCGCTTAAACTAAGTACAATTTTGATTATGACAGATGAAGAGCCGGCTAACCCTTATCAGGGTTCTTATGTTATCTCAAGAACCTCAACCGGTATAGCTAATCAGTGGGGTACAAATACCGAGATAGCGCAGCAGGCGAATATGATTTATTCCCAGACCCCGAATATTTTAACCAACAACGGTTATATTATCGGCGCTAACTACCAGACAGTGGATTATAACAACCCTGCCACAGCGGGCACACTGACAACAGAGGATTTGAGTGCTAATGTAGCGGGCTTTGCTTCCGTAACGGACGGGGTTATTAACCTTACCGTAGACGGCTCTGCTAAACAGGTGACGGGGCTTGATTTCTCGGAAGCTGCTACTCTTGAAGAAATTGCGGCGGTTATTCAGGCGGAATATGAAGATGTAACGATTGCCGCAACTGATAACAATACACTTTTGTTTACTTCCAATACAACCGGTGCAGCGAGTAATGTAACCATAGCAGCTATGAGCGGCGGAAGCGGTACTGATTTATACGGTGCGTCCTACCTGAAAGGTGCTACAGCGACTGCGGTATCAGGAACAGCGGCAGAGAGCGGTACAAGACCTGAAACACTTTCAGAAGCAGTTACGAGACTTGCGGGATTGATATATTTTGAGGGTGTCTTAACTACAAGAGCATTGACGGAGGAAGAAGCGATTGCAGCCTGCTCAACGATTCAGGGTATGCAAAACAGAATTTTCCCTGTTCCGGCTTCTAACACTTCTGCCCTTGCAGCTTCTACGGGCTTATTCTCTAAGATTATGTCCAACACGAATTGCAAACCGCTGCTTTATACTCTGGGCGATGATGATGAAGCCGCTGCGCTTAATTCAAGATTATTTGCCGCAGCATATCTATCAAGAGGTTTTTCCGTTAATTATAGCGGAAGCAATACCACAATTACCATGAACCTGAAAGACTTAACCGGACTGCAGGCAGATACGAATATTAACGAAACAATCTTATCGCAGGCTGCGGCGGTGGGTGCTGACTGCTTTGTTTCACTGGAAGGGCTTGCTAAAGTGATGTCCAATTCCCAGAACGGTACGTACTTTGACCAGGTAACTAACCGAATCTGGTTTGTTAACACTATCCAGAGAGAAGTATTTAATGTACTTGCAACCACAAGAACGAAAGTGCCGCAGACAGATGCCGGACTCGAAAGTATCGTGAAAGCGATAAGAAACGTGTGCGTTCAGGCGGTTACAAACGGTATGCTTGCACCGGGTGAATGGAACAGCGCTGACTTCTTCGGCAATCAGGAAGATTTCCTGAGAAATATCAGGGAGTTTGGTTACTTTATTCATCACCAGCCTGTAGCGGAACAGGCACAGAGCGAGCGTGAGGAAAGACGTGCTCCGTTGTTCCAGATTGCGGCAAAAGAAGCAGGGGCGGTGCATTCGGCCTCAATCGTAATATATATTGAAGCATAGGAGATTTTAATATGGTAGACAGCTATACAGCGCAAGATATTATTATCGCGGAAGATTACAACGGGGAGTGGGTGCTCACGGATTTTGCAGACAACACTGTCGCAGAACTTACAGCACCTAACAACCTGAGCACTACGTCAACCGGTTATAACGGTAATTCTCTTGGAGCACATAATGAGCCGGGAAGGCAAAGAGAATTAACATTAAGACTTGTCAAAGCTTCCGGCGATGATAAAAGGTTTAATGAGAATTACAACTTATGGAAAAATAGAGACTTCAGATTTAAGCCGCTAACAATGCGTTTTACAAAGAATGTTGCTCATTCAGACGGTTCTGTAACACGCGACACGGTAGAGTGTTATTTCGGGTTACCGGGAGACCAGCCGGTACAAACAACGGATGTTGCAGGTTCTACCGACCAGGTAGTAAGTGTATACATGTTGCGGTTTGGTAACTCTGAAAGGAGCTTAAGCTAATGTTAAAATTCCAGTTAAAGAGCGGGAAAATGGTAGAACTGAACCTCGCGCCAATGGATAATGCTTTGTATTTGTACAGAACAATTATCCACGAATGCAAAGGTGCGGGGTTAGATATAACGGCCGTAGACGGTGAAAGCATTGCAGCAGTACTCACAAAAAACATTGATGCACTATTAAGTGTTATCGGCTCTGAATATGTGCTTGAAGCGATAAAGGGCTGCGCCGATAAGGTTATATACGATAAACAGCGGTTCAATATGGAGATTTTTGACAGGGATGAAAAAGCACGGGGGGATTTTTTCCCGCTTATGACACTTATTGCGGTTGAGAATATCCGCCCTTTTTTTCCAAGTCTCAATTCCGTTTCAAGTGCGATAGAATCCCTATTGTTGAGGAGCTAGAATTACCGAGAGTTGAGTATAATATCGACACCTTTAAGGTCTGGGCGATGAAGCTCTCAAGGGCGGGTTATGGAGATATCAATACAATAAAGAATCTGAATGCGCAGGAGTTTATGGACTTAGTCCATTATGAAAACTATCTTGCAAAGTATGCGGAACTGGTAAGGGCGCTGAATAGCGGAAAAAATAAGAAATAAAGCCTCAAGTCATGCCTTTGGGGCTTTATTTGTGCTATGATTAGACAAAGGACAAACCTCCGCCGGACTTCCGCTCTATATATCAGCCAACAGAGTCACGGGAAGGAGGTGAAAAATAATGTCCTATTTGAAATCTGTGCTATGCACAATCATTACCTTTTTAAGAAGTGCTAACGCGATATTACCAATAATAACAGAGTTGTTAGAACTAATTGAAAAGTGCATTTAGACTTTTTTTAGAGCTTTGAACCTTTCAAGGCTCTTTTCTTTATATTAACATAACCACTAAATTATCTTAGCATATTTCAATACTTTTTTCAATTAAATCCCCGTCAAATTCTGGAGCTGGTACTGGGTGTACTCAATATCCTGCGCATTGATTCTTGCTATTTCAGTTGCGATTTCCTGTGCATTCTCACCGGTAATATTATTCTGGTTCGTGATTGTAATATTTTGTGAGAGATTATTCATTCCCGGCGGTGTAGTTGCTGCTGGTGTGTTCATAAAATCCGGAACAGGTGCAGCCCCGCCGGTTGGTGCGCCGTCTTTATATTGCCCGAAGTCTGTCAATTGTTTCCAAATAGGTATTTCTTTCTGGTTAGGTTTACCGGCTTTATGCATGTTTTCAACTGCATATTTCCCAGCGCCTGCGACACCTCCGACTACAGCGCCTGTTACAGTACCGACAACCGGCACGACAGACCCGACTGCTGCGCCTGCTGCTGCTCCACCGATAACACTTGTTGTTTTTTTGATGTTTTCTTTATTTTTATCAAAATTCTGTACAAAGTTTTTGAGCGTGTTTACCGTATCGGTTAAGGCTGGCGCAAAATCGGCAATTAACAAACTTTTAAGCTGGTCGAATGCAAGAGTTAATTCCGCCAGAGATTCAGCAGCCTTTGTGTTTTTTTCAATCACATCATCCGGAAGCGAAAAAGCGTCAGAGAGGTTAAAATCTCCACGGTCGAAAAGATAACCCCATTCGGAGGACATACCGAGGTTGCTGAACGCAAGATTACGCCCCTGCTTTGTTAACCCATTTGTACGGTCTCTTATGTCGTTCAGTAATTTTACTGTGCTCTCATAATCTCCTAGATAGTCCTCAGGAGAAAGCCCCAGATTGGCAAATTCCCGAACAACTCCTTCCGGCAAACCGCCCTGTCCTGTTTGTAACTTAGTAAATATATCGTTAAATCTTTCAACATCACCTAAAATACCTTTGCTGACATTTTTTGATTCTACATAGGTTGCGAGCTTCTGATACTCTCTGTTAGTTGCTCCGAGAGCATTTGCCATTTTGCCGATACCTACTGCGGTGTTACCGGCTTCTTTAAAGGGTTTTGTTAATGTATCGGCGAATTGAGTTGCGGCATTTTTACCTATTAAAAAACTGGCAGATACCGAGTTCAAATTCTTCAAGAGTGACGGCAGCCCTTTTGTCGAGAACTCGACAAAGAGTTCACCGAGTTTATTTTGCGCACCGCCCTGATTTTTATTTTCTTCCGGCATAATACCCTCCTAATTTAATACTACCATCCGGCTTGAAACTCTGTGCAATTTATGATACATTACTCAAAAAGGTTGTGTGAAAGGGGTTGTATATGGCAGATTATATTTGCAGAAACTGCGGACACATGCAATGTTCCAGCGGTACAAATGGCGGATGTGCTTATACTTTTTGGTTTATATTATTAATTATCACAATTTTTATAGGTTTATTTGCTCCTATAGCCTTTGTAGTCGTCGCTTTTGAAGTATTGTTTTTAATTCTTACAAGCAGAAATCCTGATTCAAACTATTGTTTTCAGTGCAAAGCCAGAAATTGTGTTGTAGCACTCGACAGTCTGGCAGGACAGCAGTTGTACAAAACTTTTTATCCCAATGAATACGAAGCAGAAAAACAAAAAGAGGAGCAGGAGCGGCAAAGAAAGGAAGAAGAAGCGCAGGCAAGAGAAGATGCCGGCTTGTCTTATTTGGATAAATTCCATATAGAAGAACCTTCTATAGGCAAATTTCTTTTATTTCTCTTAATTTCTGCAGCTGTTGTTTTTGTTATCTTCTTATCTCTGTCAGGTGTTAGAACGCTAATAGGAGCAGCACCCCAAAAAGAAGTCGCAACAACCCCGCATGCGCAGCAGCAAGCTAAACCCGAAAACAAACCGCAGAAACTCACACAGACAGAATGCGAAACATTATATAAGACTTCCGGTATGTCCGGCTTTTTCATGAATTATACAACAAACAAAACTATCCCCGGCAAAGAAGCCGTTATTAATGATTATTATAATAAATGCTCCGACTATGCTATGCGGGATAAATATTCTTATTTGGCTGCTTATTATTTAGGTTTAGGTGTTGAATTAGATCAACAATACAAATACGAACAGGCAATTCCGTATTATAAAAAAGCGCTTGAGGCTAATTTAAAAAGCACAGACAAACTCAATCTTGTTTTTAATTATGATTTACTGGCAAAATGTTATTTTAACACCTGGCAGATGGAAGAGGCTAAAAAATATGCTTTACTCGTTGTAAAGGAAAAACAAAAGCTGGGTAATGTGCGCATCGGTTTAGTAGATTATGAACGTTTGGGAGACATTTGTTACAACCTCAAACAGTATGACGAAGCAGAAGAATACTATACAAAAGCTCTTAATGAGGTGGAGTGGTTAGAGTCTTTACCAGATAATCAGACTTATGAACATATACAGGAATTAGAACAAAAAAGAGAAAAATTTATATCAATTCTTAATGGTACATTTTCTCAATAAAATTTTGCTAGGTTTGCTAAAATGTAGTTAATGACTACATTAGACGCTTTTTTAACATCATTCAATACCAAATACAGCACAGGCGATAAAATGTCTATGGCTCGCAGCCTGCTACAGGATAATGTCAATCTGGGTGAGGCGGTTGTTAATGTTTTATCCTCAACGGGTATAGCAGGATTTAAGTTTCATATACCGGAGTCCGAGCAGGTTAATATGGAGAGTGATATTACCGACCATTACACAGATTCAAACTCGGTTATACAGGATCATGTTGCAAAACGCCCCGTAGTTTTGACATTAAGCGGGTATCAGGGTGAATATTTTTACAGCGTTAACGAGATTGAGGATGCTCTGGCGAATGTTACGCCAGTATTGTCTCTGGTTAAACAGTTTGTGCCTAAACTAAGCGCTGCCACTATACAGGCTAAGCAGGGCTGGTTAAATTATCAAAATACAATCAATACGGGTGGGGGAATAGGTGAGAACCAAAACATAGACCCTTCAAAGACCTTGACGGAGAATACAACGCTCGCAAACAAAGCCGGTGTTTTATGGAACTCTCTTAACGGTGTGGATTTATTCAAGCTCTTTCAGGATTTATACAAACTTAAATCCGCACAAACAAGGGCATTTTTGTTTTTTGAAGCATTGTGGAAATCGGAAGCTGTCTTCACGGTTGAGACCACCTGGAAACGGTACGATAATATGATGATTCAAAAAGTGCTGCCTATTCGTGAAAGTAATGCCGATATAACAAGTTTTACGGTTACATTTAAACAGATGAATTTTGCACAGACAAGATTTGAGAGCCTGAACAATGCGGCAGGCAGAACCCGAAGCCAGCTTGCGAAACAGGTTAATAAAGGTATCAGTAAAGGTTCGGAGGCGCAGGCGGTATAATGTACGAGTTAAACGAACTGGGAGTAGAACCTAACCAGAAAATAGAAAAGATTTTAGATGACGGCTCAACCGTGACGCTTGAATTTGAGTACAAAGAAAATCAACTGGGCTGGTTTTTCGGGGTAAAATGGGGCGATTATGATTACAAAAACATAAGGTTAACAACCAGCTACAACATTTTACGAGCTTACCGGAATTATTTACCGTTCGGTTTAAGGTGTGATACTCAGGATGATGAAGAGCCAATGTTTTTAACCGATTTTGCTACAAAATATGCAACGGTATATTTGTTAACCCGTGAGGATGTCCAAACCATAGAGGGGAATTATTATGTTAAAACTCCAACGGAATTACAGAGCTGAATTTGAAATCGGCGAGCGACACGGTCTGGACTTAATCCCCCGGGATAAGCTAACTGTAAGTTATCCGTTTAGCTGCCAGTTCCATATCTCTTCGGGTACATACCAGACACAGAATCAGGGAGTATTCCAGCTTGTAAACCTGAGCAGAAACGATCAGGCACGGTTATGGCTTGATATGTGGAACTTTGGCAAAAAGTATATTTATATGAAGTTTTACGCCGGTTACGGTGAAAATATGCCGCTCGTTTTTTCCGGATATATTCAGAATTGCACCTCCGAAAAACAGGGAGGGAGCACCGAGTTTATAACGGAAATATTAGCTTCTGCGAGTACCGAGTTTTATGAATACGGTTTTCTTAATGCGACTTTTACCAAAGGCACTACTCTAAAAGACATTTTAGGACTTGCGACAAGCGGAAGCGGTAAAATATCCGTTGGCTATATTACTCCGGACATAGAGCCGTTACCCCGCAATAAAACCTTTATAGGACAGACTCTTGATCTTCTGGGGCGTGAGTATGGCGGGTATAATATTTTTGTTGATAATGATGAGATTAACATACTGGGTGATAAGGATTTAATCCCCGGAGAAGTTCTGGTTATATCTGATGAAAGCGGATTATTAGGCAGCCCCAGACGTGCGAATGCTTATGTCGAGTGTGATATGCTTTTTGAGCCCCAGATTAGGGCGGGGCAGGGGGTTACACTTTTAAGCTATTCACAAACGTGGCTAAACCAATCTTACAGGGTTGTAAAGATTGAACATAAAGGCGTAATAAGTCCGGTTGTTAGCGGGAAATTAATAACCTCTCTTACTCTTTCAATCCTGCCCGGGGATGCCAGAACACTCACCAAAGCGACTCAAACAGTTCAGAGCGGGGGCGCAACAAGCGGACAGTGGCAGAAGCCGGTACAAGGCAGAGTCTCAAGCCCATTCGGAAGACGTACCGCTCCGATAAGCGGAGCAAGTACAAACCATTCGGGAATGGATATTGCGGCCAATATGAACACGCCCGTTAATGCTCCGGCTAACGGTAAAGTTATTACTACTGGCTGGATAAAGGGTTACGGGAAAACAATAATTATCGACCACGGTGTTATAAACGGCAAAAAAGTGACAAGCCTGTACGGACATTTAAACAACTGGCTTGTTAATCCGGGGCAGAATGTGTACACCGGAAATCAAATCGGACTTGTAGGGAGTACCGGAAACTCTACCGGCCCGCATTTACATTTTGAGGTAAGAGAAGACGGAACTGCGGTTAATCCGACCAAATATATAGGGAATTATTAATATGACAGCAAAAATAAAACAGGTTGAGAAATCACAAATAAATTTTAACGGAGTTATGGCACTGGCGCAAAACGCCGTTATGTCACGCCTTAATTGTCATAATATCGGGAAAATACTTGAATTTGACGCCGATACCCAACGGTGTACGGTTCAATTAATGCAGGTGAAGTTATTCAACGAACAGAATATAACCCCCGTTCCGATAACCGATGTTCCGCTTATAATTCTGGGTGCCGGTAACGCGCATATCACGATGCCTGACCCTGTGGGCACAATCTGCCTGCTGCTTTTTATGGACAGAAACATAGATACATTTCTGGAGACAGGGGAATTATACGCACCTGATACAACCAGAATGCATGATTTTACCGATTGTGTGGCGCTGACTACTTTTACCACTCTGGTTAATCCGATTCAGAATTATGATACCGAGGCGGTAACAATTTTTCATAAGCAGCTTGTTGAAGCGATTAACTATGAAAGCTATATAAAAGTATACGGAAATAGTGTACAAATCAATAGCAGTGCGGTTAATGAAGGGGAAAGCGAGGGGGTAAACGAGGGTAATGAACCGGTTATAACCTCCGGTAATTTAGCGGTAAATTCCGCTGCTATCACGGCTTCTACGAGTTCGGGGGGGCAGATTCAAGTCAGTGACAAGATTAACGTACAAAATACCGCACAGAACTTGGCGAATTTAATACAAGCGTTTTTAACGGCATGTGAGAATATAGCAGTAGCTACAAATACAGGAGTCCTGACACCTGCGGCAAAACAGGCGTTTACTGATTTAAAATCACAGTTCGAGGAGTTGTTACAATGAGTTTCAGAAATCTTGATTCCGCCCACGATTGGACATGGGGCGCAAATAAAAGCAATTATGTTAACGCTAATCAGGAAATAGGGCTTAATCTTGAAACCCGCATACTGTCATTTCTCGGTGATTGTTTTTTTGCTACCGATGAGGGTATAGACTGGTTTAATCTGCTTGATTACAGATATCAGGGGCGGTTAGAGAATGCCGTTCAGGAAACCGTTAAGAATACGGACGGCGTAACGGCGATTAACAGCGTGGATTTGATTGTGAACGCCGATAGAAAAATAAGAATCACATACGACGTACAGACAATTTATTCACAGTCCTATACGGGAGCAGTAACCCCGCCCGGTCAGAATTAATTTTCAGGCGCTCTGGTAAGCTAGGATTAGGGGCATGAAGAGTGAAGCGACCATTTTATAACGAACACTTCACACCTCACGCCTCACCCTTCACCAAAAACAACCAACAAAGGAGCGCCTTATGGCACAAAACTATATCGGGATTAGCGGTCTTGTCACACAATCTTTAGAAGAGATACGCCAGGATTTAATAACCAAATTCAAGGGAGTATACGGTCAGGATATTAATATTGAGCAAAACAGCCCGGACGGACAGTGGATTAATATTTTAGCTCAGGAAAAAAAGGACATTTTAGACCTGTTTACCCAGTTTTATAACAACCTTGATCCGGACAGAGCAATCGGGATTCCGCAGCAGATTTTGTATAAGCTTAACGGCTTGATAATAAAAGCTTATACATACAGCTATACTTATGTCAATGTCACGATTAACGAATCAACCAGCCTGCAGGGGCTTGATACCAATATTGAGAGTGCTGACGGTACGGGTTATACCGTAAGAGATACAAATGGAAACCGATGGATACTGGCAGCATCAACGGAGCTCGAACCCGGTGTACATTCACTCAATTTCAGGGCTGCCGATTTAGGAAGTATTACGGCATTACCTAATACAATCAATGTAATGGAAACGGTTGTAAGGGGTGTTTCTTCCGTCAATAATCCTGCGGGAAATTATATTACAGGCTCAACCGGAGAGACTTCCGCCCAGTTCAGATTGAGAAGGAATCAGGCTATGGCAGTACCTTCTCAAGGTTTTGATGAAAGCACGGAGTCACAAATGCTCAATCTTACCAATGTCACCCAGTGCAAAGTATATGACAACCGGACTGATTCCGTTGTTAACGGTATTCCGGCGCACGGTATCTGGGTTATCGTACAGGGCGGCCAGCCTGAGGATATCGGAATAGTTATTTATAACAACCTGCCGCCGGGTATTCCGATGAAGGGTGAGCAGTCGGTTTGGGTGCAAAAGACTAACGGCGATGTGGTAGAAGTCTTATACGACGTTCCGACTGCGGTAAATCTGTATGTAAGAGCTACTATTAAAAATTTTACGACAACTAATTTAGATGAAAACTATATCAAAGAGCAGCTTGCACTTACAGAGTATCAAATCCATGAAAGAGCAGAGAGTTCAACGCTTCTGGGTACGATAAAAGAAACCATCGGAGACGCCGGTACTCCGTATAATGTTGAGATATCTGCAGATAATTCAAACTGGGTAGAGTATGCAACACCTGAGGGGCTGGATGAATTCTTTGTAATAACAACAGCTAATATAACGTTAACAATTGTTTAGGAGCAGCAAATATGCCTGACTACACACAGGATATACAGGACGTTAAAACCTATTATGCGGATTTGTTGATTCTCCAGTACCGGAATAAACCGAAGGCACGGGAGACAATCAAGATAGGCGCAGATATTTATCTCGGAGACGGGATAATATTTCAGCTGCAGGACATTCTCGATATTGACACGGCGGTGGGTGCACAGCTTGATATTATCGGGAAAATCCTTGACTGCCCGCGGGTTGTTCAAGGTATTTATAACGATATGATTTTTTTCCAGTTCTATGACGGGCCGGATTCTGTCGGATTCTCGACGGTAGGCAATCCGCAGGGCGGAAATTTCAGAACGATACAGAATTATAACCAGAGCGAGTACTCGCTTCCGGATGATGATTACAGATTCCTGCTCAAATTCAAATCAGCTGTAAACGTCATGCGGGGCTCTGAAAGGGGTATTGATGATGCCTTATGGAATGTTTTTCAGGGTGATGTACTGCTCAAAAATAACCATAATTTAACCATAACCTATATTGTATCAGCTGAACGTACACTGGCGGCGCTGGCTGCAAAACAGCTGGGTTACTATAGAGCACCGGAGGGAGTAGGGGCGAATTATGTCTTAAGAGTTCCGTCTCCTTCTCAAATTTTCGGATTCAACCGCAAAGGTATAATAAATAAGACGGTAGTAGGTTTTTCAACCAAAGACAAACGTCAAATCGGAACTTGGCTTACAAAAGAGAATTTAATTTCACTTGTAACGCCGCAAGGATAAAGAATAAATATCAACCAATAAAAGGAGTAGATTAAATGCCAAAGATAGAGCGTACGACGCAGGAAATCTTTGCAAATCAGGCGGGTAGTCTGGAAGTAACGGCATTCGGTACGGCAAAAGACCAGACGCCTGTATATACAAAAGATTTAACACAGATACAAAATACTAACTTTTTAAATGGATGGCAGAGCGCAGTCTTATCCGATAAGTCCCCCTGGGAGGAGGATATGAATGCGCTTTTCTTTGCGGTAACAACTCAGCTTGCGTATTTATTTCAGCAGGGTATTCCTGAATATGATGCCGGCACGACTTATTATATCGGCTCACTAGCTAAGGTTACTAACAACCAGGGCTATGTAACCGTGTATAAATCTTTAACTAATGATAATACCGGTAATGCGGTTACTAATGATGCTTATTGGCGCGTATTCCAGTCAGACGGGAGCCTGCAGCTTGCAAATTATGAGATAGGGCTTCCGCAGCCTACACTTAGTAACACGCTTTTTCCGAACGAAATTTGGCTTGATGGCCAAACTGTATCAAGGACTACTTATGCCTCCCTATTCAATATTTATGGTACAACATACGGCGCTGGTGATGGCAGTACAACGTTTGTATTGCCTAATTTTAAAGATAGGGTTTTCTGGGGAAGTAATACATTTGGTTATATAGAGGCTGGGTTGCCAAATATTTTAGGGGAATGGACTGCCACAACAGAATCCAGTCAGGCACCTTTGAATCCTACAGGAGCCTTTTATGTAATAAGTGAATACGGGGATGGGGCTGATGGTACAAAAGGACGGTTTTATCGTGTAGGTTTTGATGCATCACGTTCAAATGGGGTTTTTGGCAAGTCAAACACTGTACAGTCACCAGGTATAGGATGCCGGGTTAAAACAAGATGGTATTAAAGGAGCAATTAAATGCCTAAAATAGAGCGTAAGACACAAAAGATTTTCGGGGGCAATGCCGAGAGTGACCAACTTGCGGTATTCGGGAGTATGATAAGCGGCACCCCTGTTTATAATGATGATATAGAAGCATTACAGTCAGAAGCTTATACAGAGGGTTGGAAAGCTGCGGTTGCGGCTAACGAAGCACCGTTTATGGAGGAGATGAACGGGGTACAGTATGGTTTTTCTAAACAGCTTGCTTACCTCTTTCAGCAGGGTATAGCTGAATGGGACGCGGGTACTACATATTACCTGAACTCATTTTGTCAGGTGGGCGGTGTGATTTATAAATCAATGCAGGATGAAAACATCAACCATTCACCGGCTGACGATACAGAGGGTACATACTGGTCACCGCTTGAGACAGGTGAGACAGGGGGCGGCGGCACAGCCCTCCCACTCCTCTCCATCCGCCATGCATTGTACGTTGATGAGTCACTTGGCTTAGATTACTATCTCAACGGACAGCTGCTGACTATCAACTCAAACTTACAGGAAGCGGTTACTGTACTCAAATCTTTACAAGCGACAACTCCATCACTATTTGTGACAGAGGAAGAATGGCAGGCCACCAAGACACTTAGTCCTAACGGTATTGTTAATGCATTTGTGCTTGATGAAGATGCTGGTACTTTGAGGCTACCAAAATATCCTGATTATATTTATGGAGGCAGTGAAAATGCGGAGATTTCCGTTAGTGGTAATGGTTATGGTTTAGGGTTAACACCTGATGGCTCTAATTTGTTTATGCTTAGTAAATATGGCGGTGATGGAAACGATACAAATTCAAGGCCTTCTGGCCCTCATGGTGCGCCTGTTCCTGTTGGATGGTCTGCTGGAGCTATGGGCGGTGGTTACACAAATATAGCCTGGGGCGTTCATCCTGACCCTGCAAAATCAGGCCTGAAAGGTCAACTAACAGATAATACAGAAAAAATAACCTTAAAATACGTTATCCGTTTAGCCACCGGTCAGGAGACAGAGGTTAATATCAGAAATGATATCGAGTCAATCGTACCATATACTTTGTTCGATAGTAAGTATTCTGAAGCTAAGCAATATAATGCAAGCTGGGTATTACGCGGTTCTATCCTTTCAAAAAGTGTGTATCCGACAGCTTATGAAGCTGCTCTTGTTGAATATAATTCCGAGGTAGCAGACGGTACAACTGTTGAACTGCCATCAGGTGGAAGTTACACAAAACGAGGAGTAAGCGGCGGAATTACAGTAAAACTATCAACTGATGAAACTGTGACAGAGTATGATTGGAAGCTGGACACAGTGGCAGAAACATTGACAGTGCCAACTTTAAATGGTAGTGAGGACTTGTTAAGTGATAGATATGATGACTTAGAGCTAAAAGCTAGTGATTCAACTTATACCGCTCCTGCGAATGGGTGGTTTTGGATACAAAAACTTTCTTCAAGTACAGGTCAGTTTTTAACTCCAGTAATAATAGACTCAAATGGAAATATCAAATATACATTAACGTCACAACCTACAGCAGCTGGGTATGACGCCGAAATTCTTGCCCCTGTATCAAAAGGTGATGTTATAAGTATTGGTTATAGTGTGGGCGGTGCCACTAAATCTTTTAGATTTATCTATGCTAAAAGCAATGGTTCGCTATACTTCTTTGTAGCTTCTGTAGCTCAGAATGCGCCATTGGCTAATCTGGGAAGGATTGAGGAAACAAAGGTAGACAAAAACAGCTCTTGGGGATTTCCTAGTAATAGGTATATTGATTTAGAACTTGGGGCTAGTGGTTCTACTTATACGGCTCCTGCGAATGGGTATTTTTGTTGGAATGGTCTTGTTAATAAATCATATATTATATTAACCATTGGTGCTACGGATGTTTCTAATGTTGATAATGCAGTGAAGACAGCTAAAAGAGGTTATACAGCTAATAGTGGTTCGGGAGAAGCAAAGGCTTTTGTTGCAGAAGTAGCAAAAAATACAGTAATACACGTTTGGTTTGGTGGTAATGGTAATTTTATTAGTGGTAGTTTTAAATTTATATTCGCAGAAGGGAGTAATTAACTATGTATTTAGGTTATAAAGACGAAAAAATAAAATTCTACACAGAACAGCCACTAGATACTACTCTTTATGGTATTGATAGAATTGAAGAAACTGACGAAGAGTATGTTTTGGACGGCGAACAATACATTTTAAAAGACGAAGCTTGGGAAGAAAAACAAGCACAAAAAGAAGCAGAACGCATTGCAATGCTTAACCTTACTGCTGCCGATGTAGAAAGAGCTATATACAAAGCTAAAGGGCTTGATTTTAATGATGTTATCTCTCTTGTAGAAAAACAAAAAGCCTCTATTGATATTAAAGCTCTGCAAATCGAGCTTAAGGCTAATAACTTTTATAGAGGCAATCCATACATTGATGCAGTAGGTACAATATTAGGGTTTACAAAAGAACAGTTAGATAAGTTCTTTGATACCAACGATTACAGGTATTTGACAACTTGCAAGCTCAAAGTTAATGCGATACCGGAAGATGCTGTTATAGAGATTAACAGTGAAATCCAAAGTGAAATAACAGTGCCATACGGCAGTACTGTTGATATAGTTGTGAGCTGTGAAGGCTATATAAGCCGTAAAGATGTTTTGACATTAACAGAAGATAGAACACTGGAGGTGGTTTTAGATGAAGATACAGCAGAATAAAGAAGAAAAGCTCCTAGGTCTTCTTCTTGAAGGCAAAACTTTAGCAAATGCCGTCGCAACAACAATAGAAGAATTTTCTGCCGATAAAAGAATAATAAGACACAAAAACGGCTATGTGGAGGTATTGGATTGATGAAGATACAACCGGGAGTAAATAGGGTATGGTCGGGCGCTCCCGCTGCAAACCCTACCTTAGAACCGGCAATGAAAATGAGGTGGACACAGCGACTGATACAGCAGAAGAAACTGACGCAGATAACGCTGGATAATGGCAGTAAATTATTAGTCCGTGAAAGTCCGGATTATAAACTTCAATCCCTGTATGACAAAGCGGGTGAATGGCTAAGATCTAAGCTTAGATATTATAAAGGAAAGCAGATAATTAAAACGCTGACAAGCGAGAATGGAGGCTATGATGGATGACAAAATGAAAGAAGCATTAGTAGAATGCTGTAAAAAACACGGTGAAATTTTAACCGAGGGCGTTGTCGAGTTCGCGTATGACCTTGTGAACGTTGCAATCGAAACAAGCACTAATAAAATAGATGATGCCTTTTTACCAGTAATTAACGCTACAAAACCAATCGTATTGTCCTATGTAGATAAAATTGACGAGGAAGTAGCATAGTATGGCTTTTGATGTACCAAAGGCAATTGAGAAGCTTGCGGAAGCCGTAAAGAACGGTTTCCGCTATGCAGAAGAGGCGAAAGAACATCAATCAGAAACAGAGATTTTAAAAGAACTTAAAAGGAAACGTAAGGGGATAGATGCAGCTGAAAACCTTATTATCATGATGTACCCTTGTTTTACCCCTGCTAATGACGAAGAAGAACGCAAATTCGCTAAACTTCTGAAAATATTTCTGGAGAATAACTAGATGTTTGTTAATTATAATTTTGAACACGAACTGGAATTTAATTATATTAACCGGAAAACTCCGTTTACAGTAAGGCGTAGTGCTCCTGTAAGAGTTGCTGTCGGTAAGAAAACCTTCTGGTTAATGATACCTGGCGGTTTTACTTCTGACGGATGCAGTATACCAAAACTATTGCGTTTCTTCTTCGGATGCCCGCACACACCTCAATATATACCTGCAAGCATAATACACGATTACATTTTAGCTAATCCTAAAACAGTAAATTACAATCGTAATCTTGCTAGTCTAATATTCTTTCATGCTTTATTGAATGAAGAAGTAACGCCTTTAAAAGCTGTTTTGATGTATCTTGCGGTGGATTTATGGCAGCGGGTTAAGAACCTCTGGACGGAGAAGTGGGTATGACAGAAGAAAGACCGGTACAGGCACAGGAGTGTTACGAACACCACATGTTACTTAAAGGGCAGCTGGACAGGATTAACAAATTCCTTTTCGGAGACCCTGACCATCCGGATGATTTATCCGTCACGGCCAAGGTTAATCTGATGTTCAATGTACTTCTGGAAATTAAACGCTGGGCAATCGGGGCGGTGTTTACATTTGCAGGATGTCTTATATTTCTGGGCTCTCATTTTGCAAAAATGGACAACATTGCGGAAAAACTTGACGCACATATCAGACAGACGGACGCCGCAATAGAAAGTATTGAAAAACGTGTAATAACGCTGGAAGAGTTTGTTTATAAAAGGGGTAAATGAAGTTAGAAGTTTTGACGAACAAACTGCTCCGCTTAGTATAAAAAGGGGTAAATAATGGGGGTAAATAATTATGCTTAATTTCACAATCACGGAGCTTGTTAAATCCGACACGGCGGAGAAAAACGGGATTAGTAATACACCGGATATTAACTCCCTTGATAACCTTCTGGAGCTTATATTCTATGTCCTGCAGCCCCTCAGGGATAAACTCGGGAAACCGATTACAATCACTTCGGGCTTCCGTTCCGCCAAAGTTAACCAGCTTGTGGGTGGGGTTGGTAATTCCCAGCACCTTTACGGTCAGGCAGCCGATATGGTAGTGAGCGGGATGACACCAGCGCAGCTCGTTGAGTTTATTAAAAAATCAGGTGTAGAGTTTGATCAGTGTATAGAAGAACACAGCTGTAATACCTCTTGGGTTCATATAAGTTATAATAAAAATCACAATAGAAAGCAGATATTATTAATCAAGAAATAATTTTAAATTTTAAACAATATTCCTTTCTCGCTTGTACAGCTTCTTCTAAGGTTTTAAAATGTCCTATAGAAATCGCTTTTTTATTAATCATTATACGTGCTTGAAATGTACCGTTTTCACGTTTCCTTACTCCTTTAATTCCAAGTTTTGAATTAGGTTGTACTTGTTTATTAAGCATATTTTTACTTCTGTCTACACACCGCAAATTACTCAATCTGTTATCTAATGGATTACGGTTAATATGGTCAACCTCCTTGTTATTAGGACAATTAGTTAAATATCTATGAATAGGCATTTCTTTACCTAAATCTTTTATCCAACCTATAACTGAAAAATAACCATCATACATTTTTGCAACATGCCAAAAAGTTTTTGCTAAAATTTCTATTTTATTAGTATCGACTAAGACTTCTTTAAGACCATACGTTTTACTTTCTATTAACATAATAGAAACTTCACCATTTTGAATAAATTTATTTTTAAAGTCACACTTATGACGTAATGATTGTCTATTTCTCTTTCTTTTTCTATTAATGTCAAAATATTTTTTCCGACAATCTAAGCAACAGAAATGACGTTTATCTTTTTTAACTTCGCTAGGTCTTTTATAAAATTCTTTTCCACAAAAAGTGCAATTTATTAACATAAAAAAATACCTCCGTTGTATTCAATCCGATATTATAAGTGGGCAACTGACTCGGAATGCCAGCTTTCGGGAGCTACCCTAGCCCAGAACTATTATATTAAAAACTATTTTCATTTACAATAGTAGAATACGACCAATGGACTCATATCTCTTTTAACAAGGGATATAACAGGAGACAGGTATTAAAGATTTAGTGAATAAGTGACTAGGAGGTTTAAAATGCTTAGTCACCCAGTCACCTAGTCACTTAGTCACCAGTATAAAATCCCTTTCTTTCATCATATTCTATAGCTCTCTTATTTAGTATCACACCCTCGCATAATGCGGGGGTTTATTTTACAACTTCACCGGGTGGAGCTTAAAATCCCACAGGTCTGATTCGTACATAATCCAGCAGTCAATACCTTTTTTGCGTGCAACACGTTTCATGCGGTTGACATATTCCTGTTCCTTTTTCGGATTTTCGAGGATAAGCACAAGCCCCGGTTTTTTTCTGGTTTTGATTCCGTAGTAGAGCGACTGCCCTATACCTTCATAGACTTTATTTGCAAAATCAAACTCTATTGCGTGGGTTTTTGTGAGACAATCAACCCGTGTAAAGTCGTTGAGCTCGTATTCCTGTATTCCGCCCACACAGCTGCACCACCTGTTTTGATACGTAGCCTCATAATGCAGGCGCTTGGCGCTAGCAGGAAGCGCAAGTATTAACAAAAATATAAACACATAAACCTTTTTCATACGCACATCTTAACACATTATTTTGTGCAATGCTATAAGTTAGGGGGCTTATAATCCTCTGCTTAAATTCTTAACAACTTTTCCCCGGACTACTATTTCAAGCGGGGAATCCGGTTTAAAGGTTTCAATGGGGTATTTTATATTATCCGATATTACGTCAAGTTCACCGCTTAATCTTTTTCTAAGGCGCTTTACGTACCATTCATTATCTATTGTGAGCAGAAACACGCCGCCGTTGTTAAAGTCTACTCTTCCTGTATCAACCAGCAGCAAATCCCCGTCTTCAATAATTGATTCCATGCTGTCGCCGCTGGCTTTAAAAATTTTGAGCTTTTTGACATCAGAAACTTTCATAACAGACTGTATCATTTGAGTACCTAACTTTATCGGCGTAACTTCCGCTTCATCCATAACCACCGTACCCCGCCCGCAAGAAGGGTTAATGTGAATATAGTCAATTGAGATGCAATCATCGGACTTATTTACTTTTGTAAAGTCTACATTAAAAAATTCTTCAATTTTTTGCATTTGACTTTCTGTCAGTTCCTTTGATTTTATCTGACCTACATACTGCTTACTGAATCCTAAGGCTTTTCCCAAAGCTTCGTAGCTTATTTTTTCTCCTTTTTGTGACATTATTTCTGAAATTGCCTGTTGGACTTGCATTTGTGCTCCTTTTAAATTTATTTACTTTTGGAATATATTTCTTGACAAAAGTAAGATTATCTGCTAGAATAATTTTGTCGGTGGAAATATTAAACAAAATGTGGTGATAAGACTAATATATTTCAAACCTGACACAAATTCAAATCGAATATAAACTAATGTAAAGCGGAGGGGAACAACCCCCTGAACAAAGGGAAAAAGAGAAGCATTACAAAGGTTTTAAAACAACCCTCTCCAGCGGGGAGGGCAGGGTGGGGGATAACCCCAAAACTTTTTAAAAACGTCAGGCAATAAGGCGGTAAAACTACACGTTTTATACCCCTTAGCTTGGCTGTGGAAAATTTGAACATTGAAAATTGAATAACATAAATTTAGCGCAAAAAATAAGTTTTTAATATCGGGATAATATGTCATTCTGAACTTGTTTCAGAATCTTATATTATCCCGCCTTAAATCGAATTTAAAGACATTCACCATGTATCTCAGAGCCGGACTCCTTATTTTTTAAATCCTAAAGTATTACTAAAATTCCTGATAAATGCGACCGGCTCTTTTTATTTTTAAGCCGTTCCGGTGCGGTTACTCTCTTCTTAAGTGTCTGAATATACATCATTATCAAGTACATCACCGGATTTTTTTAGGTTTTACTTCTTATTTAAACGTTGACAGGGGGAGGCGTTAACTCTCGCACCTTCCCCATTTCTTTTAAAAAAAGAGAAAGGAAATTTTTATGATAGAAGCGTGGTTATTTGTGATTTTTTGTTTATCGGTTTGTATTCCGATAATGATAAGTGAAAATATTTCAGCTCTTAGAAACAAGCAAAGGAGGCGTTATGAGTGCAGGATACGACCCGTTCAAGTGGTACGAACAGGAGCTCGATTTAGAGCATGAGGCATGGCTTGCGGGTTATGACGATGTGGATGAATACCGCAGGCACGAAGAAGACCTCAAAGCGGATACAGAAATAGAACAAGAAGAAGAAAGGAGAATCAGACAATGGCAGATATAGTAAAAACAGAAACACAAAACCTTCCGGCGGAAATAAACGGCGGATTTAATACGGCTATGAAAATAGCAGAGGAGCTGGCAAAAAGTGATATTATCCCGAAAGAGTTTCAGAAAAAGCCGGCTAATTGCTTAATAGCGGTTGAATTAGCAAACAGATTAAAAGCGTCACCGTTTCAGGTTATGCAGAATATGGACGTTATATACGGGCGTCCTGCTCTAAGAAGCGCATTTATAATTGCCTGTATTAACAATTCCGGTAAGATTATCGGTTCGTTAAAATTTGAGATGAACGAAAAAACTACGAAATGCCGTGCGTGGGCTATTGAAAAGGAAACCGGTGCAAGGCTTAATGGGCCTACCATAACTCTTGAGATGGCTGAAAAAGAAGGCTGGTTGACTAAAAGTGGTTCAAAATGGAAGACAATGCCGGATCTAATGTTGAGATACAGAGCTGCTTCCTTTTTCGGTCGACTCTATTGTCCGGAGATTCTTAACGGCATGTATTCAGAAGATGAAATTACCGATATGAAATCTGCTGAAAATATGACTGCTACAGATATTTTTGCAGAACCGGAAGTGTTTCCGGAGGAACCGGCAAAAGGTGAAGAAATGGAAATAACTCAAGAAATGGAGGATGCCGCCAATGCGTACTTTGAAGCTCACGAACAGTAATTACTATTCGCAGGAAGCAAACAAAGCTTATATTTCCGTTTCACAATACAAAGATTTCTTTGGCTCTCTGGGGCAAAGCGGCTGTGAATATCAGGCAATGGCAATAATTAACGGCGAATATAAAAAAGAGCCTACAACTGCAATGCTGGTAGGCTCTTATATTGACAGCTGGTTTGAGGGTACTCTCGAAGCCTTTAAAGAATCAAAACCCGAATTATTCAAAAGAGACGGAAGTCTGAAAGCTGATTATGTACAGGCCGAAAGTATCATTGAGAGAATAAAACGGGATAAAAAATTCATGCAGTATATGAGCGGGCAAAAACAGAGAATATTCACAGGTAAGATTTTCGGTGCAGATTGGAAATGCAAGCTTGACAGCTATATAGAAGGTAAAGCAATTGTTGACCTTAAAATAGTTGATGATATTTACAAGTCCTATTATCACAAGGATACAGGCAGACTCAATTTTATTCAGGAACGTGGTTACGATTTCCAGCTTGCAATCTATCAAAAGCTTGTTGAGCTTAACACAGGGAAACTCTTACATTGTTATATAGCTGCTGCAGATAAAGGCGAAACTACAAATATTGAAGTTATAGAGATAACCCAAAAAGAACTGAATGCCGCACTCACCGGACTTGAATACGGTGTTAAACGGATTAACCTGTTGAAAAAAGGAGAAGCACAGCCGGAAAAATGCGGACGGTGTGATTGGTGCAAAGAGACAAAGGTTATCACAAAACCGGTATTAATGCAGGATTTATTAGGCGGTGAATAATGGAAACAAAAGAACGACAGATTGATTTTGAGCTGCTTGAGGAGCTGATAGACTGCGCAAAACGTGAAGTCAAAAAGCGTTATGCAGTTTATCCCCGCCTTGTGGCAGCGGGAAAAATGACAGGAGAACAGGCGCTCAAAGAACAAAAAATGATGTACGCAATCCAGAAGGCGCTCCAGAAGATTTATGACGGTACAGCACCCAAACCCGTACAGCAAAGCTTCCTGAATGCTCAAGACTATATCAAAAGAGGCTGGCACGGGGGGTAAATTATGAGGAATATAAGCAAAGGTTATATTGCATTATACAGGCAATTTCTTGAATGGGAATGGTTTACCGATGTAAAGACCTGTCATTTATTCCAGTACTGTTTACTCCGTGCAAATAGCAAAAATACCGTTTGGAGAGGTATAAGCATTAGGAAAGGTCAGTTTATAACCAGCTTACGGACTATGAGTATAGAGACAGGGCTGAGTTTTCAAGAGGTTCGGACGGCATTAAAAAAATTAACACAAAATTTAACACACGAGTTAACACACGAGTCTTGTGCCTCTTATTCAATAATAACGGTAGTTAATTACAATTTATATCAAGGAGTTAACACAGTTTGCAACACAAAACGCAACAAAGAATTAACAACAGATAATAAGACTAATAGTAATACTAGTTATATTAATGTCTCTCTCTCTATAGAGGAGAGAGAAATTTTAGAAAAATATCTTTTAAAACAAAAACGCAAGACTCCGATTGAGGACATAGACGCTTATATAAGGGCTCTGGCTAAAAACGGGGATTTAAAAAATAAGCTTGGAAAAGCTAAACAATGGCAGGAAAGACAAAAGAAAAAGGAGGAGCAAGAGAAGGAGAAGAAAAAAGAACAAAAATTAGGACAGGGGATAAAACCTGATGAAGTAGATTCAGAGATAGTAAAACAGTGGCGTGAAAAAGCCAGAAAACGATTATAGGAGAGAAAAATGACAGAAGAAAAGAAAGCTTTAATTAGCAGAATTAAAATAATCCCAGAATTGAGGTTTTTATAACTCCAATCAATAATTACACACAATGGCACGAAACAGAAAAATAGGAAAAAGGACAATGAGTTACAAAGAGAAGTATAAAATCACGGAAGAAGACAAGAAGATAATAGAGCTGAGGGCGCTCGGATATCAGGATAAAGAGATATCGGAAGAATTGAATCTTACGATGACCGCATTCAGGTATCGTTACTGTAAGCTTTTAGCGAAAATAGGAGCGGTTAACGCCCCGAATCTTATATATCTTGCGTTTAGTATGGGAATATTAGGGGGCAAAAGTGGGAAACGAACTAAGAAGAGTTTTTACGGAAGAGGATAAAACGTACATTCTCAAGAACTGCGAAAAAGAGTCGGTAAAAGAAATGGCGAAGGCTCTGGGGCTTCGTGAGAGAAGAATCAGAGATTTTTTGTTTTATCACAAGCTTGAGTATCAAAAAGTATGCCAGCATTACAGAAGGACATTAACAGACAGGGAAAAAGAGATTATGGAGCTCGTATCAAAGGGTCTGAATAATGAAGAAATAGGCGCAAAACTCTGTATTTCGGTTAATACGGTCAGGACTCATATCCAGAATATTTATCAAAAATACGGACTTGTAAGTTACGGAAAAGAAAAAGCTGTTTTTAGAGTGCGGGCGGTTCTGAGGTATCAGCAAGGGAGTGACTAAGTCACAAAAGGAGAAACAATGACAATCTACAATGCCCTAAGACTTAAAGCGCTTGTGCGAAAAGTTGCAAGAGACCCTGTAAGCTACGATGATAAAGTTCTGGCGTATATTGGTATCTTTATGAACGAACCGGCATCAACACATACAACGATAAAAGAGTACATAAGAGAATTTTATCCGAGAATCTGGGAAGAGTTCAATTATGAAGATACAAAAGAGAGCATGTACAGCATTATAGAAAGTATACAGGAAAAAGAGCAAGGCTGCACAAGCACCTTAGACAGTTTATAAGCAAAAATAAAAAAAGGAGAAAAATAAATGTTTGAAAAGAAAGATAAAACAAAAGAAAGATGGAATAAATTAGTAGAGGAAATCGCACCTAAGGAAGTATATAAAAATGCGGAATCATTCGCTGCAACTGTTTTTGAAGATCGTTGGTGCGGCGTAAAAGTTTTTAAGAAAGACACTTTAACAGAAAAAGAACAAAAAAAGCTTTGTGAAAGCTTGAAGGATGAATATAATAAGCAGGTTTTTGAACCCTGCAGAAAAATATTTCTTGACTTCTGCGAAAAATACGGAATTATTCCGGTAGATTCAGGTTTAAGGATTTTCGGCACAAGAGATTACAAAGGCTATATGATGATGCTCGCAGCAAAAGAAATGACCAGCAGGTTGAAAGATAAGTTAGAAAACGCATTAAAAGGAGAATTATAAATGAATATTGAAACTAAAGAGAGACTGCAGAGTATATTACTTGAAGATTCGTTTAATGAACTGGAAGAATCTATGACAAAACAGATGGAGGATTTTAAAACCTCGCTGGAAGCCAGAATTGACGGCTTGAAGGTGGAAGCAAGCAGAAACTTAAAAGATATTGAAAACTATATAACAGTAGGTAAACCGCTGGTGGTTAATCTCGGAACTGTTGAAGCTCCGAAGAATAAACTTGTGCATAGTGTTTTCCCTAAATTAATGAAAATACTTTCATCAACAAAAAGGAAAGAAAAGAATATAATGCTCGTAGGCGGAGCGGGCGGGGGAAAAACCCACCTTGCAAGCTCTGCAGCGGAAGCTTTAAAACTTCAATTTTATCCTATGTCTGTAGGGTTACAGACAACAAAATCAGATCTTCTCGGGTTTATAAATGCACATGGTGTTTATATGCCTTCACCTATCAGATTAGCTTATGAAAACGGCGGCGTACTGCTTCTTGATGAATTTGACGCTGCCCACGCCGGAGTCATAACAATATTGAACAGCTTGCTTGCAAACGGGCATTGCTCATTCCCGGATAAAATTGTTGAAAAACACAAGGATTTTGTTTGCCTTTGTGCCTGCAATACTTACGGTAAAGGCGGAACAATGGAATATGTAGGACGTAACAGGCTGGATGCTGCAACGTTGGACAGATTTATTGTCTTAGATGTCGGCTATGATAACAGCCTCGAAACGCTGCTTACCAATAACGATAAGTGGCTGAAGACCGTAAATACAGTGCGTGAAATAGTTAAGAGTCAAGGTATAAAGATGATTGTTTCACCGAGAGCGGCAATGGACGGTGCAGACCTTCTGGAGGCGGGATTCACGGAGGATGAAGCATTAGAAATGTGTATTTTTAAAGGCTGCTCAGAGGATATCAAAGACAAAATTTTAAGAGGTTTAGAACTATTAAATAGCGGTAATAGTCTGGTTTATGTAAATATTCTTGTGGATTTCAATAAGAAAACCTACTCAACAGAGTTTTACATAGACTCCGAGGTGGATATTAAATTGGGGGATTTTACTGTACGCGCTGCAATAACAGAAAATCTTTATACAGCATATTTAACAGACGACACGCTTTTTGTTAATAACGGCAGCGGAAAATTACAAGAGACCGACTCAAGCCCTTTACCGTTACCGTTTGGAGCTCCGGCACAAAGATATAACCAGATTCAAGATATCCAGAGATTTATCAAATGTATGCAAGAAGCCCCCAAAAGTTTGGCGGGTGAGTATTCAATGCTGCTTACCGTTATACACAGAAACAAAAAACATATCTTGGACACAAAAGCAGGCACATATAAAGAGGTAATAAAGAATGCTTGAATATGAAGAAAACGACTACAAGATACAGAAGTTCAACTCACTTTTAGAAGTAGTAGAATATTTAGAAAGCTTACCGGATTTATACAAATATTTGTTAACGCAAGAATCTACATTAGGGCGGGAAAAGAGCTGGTATGGTACCGGCTCTTTTAGTGAGGTTATGGATAAACTGCGCAATGGCGATAGAGTACAGACTCTTGAATATATAACTAACCTCAAGGAATTAAATAATTTTGATGAACTGGATACGGGTTTTTACAGAGATGTAGAGGGTTTCGCTTATGATATGGGAAGCGTGGTAGAAGGTGAGCCCGAATGCTGTATGAATTCGGGAGCCCCGGTAGCGCATAAGATGCTGGAAATCCATATTGATATAGGATATTGCGGCAGCACTCCTGCCTCTGTCATCAATAACAGGGGCTATGCGATTGTTAATCTGATTAATACTCTGATATCAAAAGGTTACATTCTGGATGTTTACGTTGTTCATTATATTACAACAACATACGGCATGAATTGCGCTCATTTATTCAAAATAAATACCGAAACGCTAACACTTTCAACTCTTGCATATACTGCGACCTGCAGCTTTTTTAGAGTGGTAAGCTGGTTGTTAACCGCAATCCAGATAAAAAGATATGACTATACCGGAGAAGGGTGTTCGCAGCCGTCATACTTGTTATTGAAGAAGTTAAAGCAGCAGAACATTTTGTATATTCCGTCCGGTTATACGGATGAACGCCTGAATAGCTGCAGTAAAAGTAAAGCTCAGGAGTTAGTTAACGGATATTACAACAGTTTTATTCAAGAACGATAAGGGCATAAGCAGTCTTAGAGCCGCTCCCGAGAAAAAGGAAAGGAAGGAAAGATAGATGAAATACATAGTAAAGAACTGCCCTGCGTTGAGAAAAATGATAGCAATTAGCAGTGCAAAGAGACACGAAACACTATTTGACAGTTGTTCTGAAGGTAAACATAGCCTTTGCGCAGACCGTACCGACTGCCCTATAAAGCTGATAGTGAATGAGTGTAAAAATTTATGAAAGGTATTATAAATGGATAAAGAACCAATAATGATTGATGGCGTGGATGTGAGCGTGTGTGAAGCTTATTCTAAACATCGTGAGGGTTATTGTGGTTGGTACACTCCTTGCGAGGGAGACTCTTGTTCATATAAATTGGATTGGGCTTTAGACCAACTCAAACGTAAAGAGCAAGAATGCGAGGAGCTAAAAGAAAGAATAAAATGTAATTGTTTTGACCCTAAAAGTAATAATAATCGTTGTATTAGCTATAATCGTATAGCAGAAGATTATGAAAAAGATTTAAAACATTTAAAAAATAAGATTGCTGAATGTGAGAAATACGAGCAATTATTTGATGAACTTGATAAAAGAGTTTCAAATTGTATTGAAATTTACGATTGTATTATC